ATAGTTCTAGGTTCAGTATGGTTGCCCATATAGAATGGAGAGAACGTCATTGTACTACCATTACAGCTAACATTAGGACCAAAGTACTGTCTACTTTGTGCTCCATTATTTTGGAATTGCACAGCTTGATTAGTAACATTGCCCGTTGCTGCAGCTACAGGATTAGAAGTATTATTTACTTTATCTTCAGCTAAGACTGGACTTCCTATTGAGAGAAGACCGATAAGGAGGTAGTAGTAGCGTTTGTAGTGATGTCTCTTACTTCTGTAATCGTTTCTATTGTTCCTGCTTCTCTGGTCACTGTTTCCAATGTCCAAGGTAAGGATACATCTTCTATTTCGAATACTTGAGAGTCTACTGAGATCCCACCAGCTATACCTTCGCTTGTTGTGTCTATATGTACGTTGGAGCCTGACCATGTGTTCAGTTCACCTCCAACAACAGTTGTAGTAATTGTTTCATTGATGACTTGAGTGGTAGTCGTGGTGGAGTTCATGGACCCCTGAGTAAAAGCAGGAGTAATTTGATTTGCCTTAGCTGCTGGTGTTAACAGAGCTAAAAGTAAGAGCCACTTGTTCATTCTTCTTTTTTCTTTGCCATAGGACAGTTTGTTACACCTTTATCTTTATTGTTATTACCAGTAGATAAACCAAAAGTTGCAAGTGCTCCAGTAAATACCGAAGCTACGAACGTGATATCGCTGTTACCAGCTTTCTTAATCATAGGTAATTCTACGTAGTTCATTGTAATGATAAATCCACTCCAAACCACAACTCCAAGTCTGACAAATGTACCAAGAATTTGGATTTGGTGTTCTTGATCCTCTGCAGCATCTTTTAGCTTTCCGAGGAGTCCTTTTTTTTCTTCCGTTTTTCCTTCCATTTATTGACTTTACCTTGTAGGAATTTAGTAAGTTTCTTTTTAATTTGATCAAAGAAAGGTTGAGCAAGGGTGGTAACTGCTACAGCAGAAACTGCAGCATAAGTTGCTGTCATAACTACCTCAGTTGTAGGTAGTGGTATGGGTATGTCTAATACAGGTATTGTAAGAGAAGGTGCCTCTTTCTTTTCTGTTGTTGTTTTCTTTACTCCCTCTGGACTTCTAAGGTCGCTAGGAGGCACCCGTAAGGGCTTGTAAGAGGGTATATCTGCCGTTGGGATGGTAAGGGTAGGACGGGGTAAATCAAGCGTATCTGGGAGCCTTATAGAGGGGAGTTTAGTTGGATCCCCTAATCCCATTTAAGACCAAGGTTTACCAACTCCTGTTGTTGGAATTTTCTGTTCGTTAACGCCTTTCTCTACAGCAGTTTCAATTGCAGCTACCGTACCAGCATTATCTGCATCTAGTTTAGCTTTTACCCAAGCAAGTACTTGAGTTTCTGTAAGGTCAGCATAAGGTACTAGAGTATCAGGCTTTGGTAGATCTACTTCTCCAGTTGCTCTGAATTTGTAGGTACCGTCTTCTCCATTAACACGATATATTACTTTTGATACATACCCATCAGCTAGTTCTCTTTGAAGGGTGTTGACCTGCCAAGTTTTTGTTGCCATTTTAAATTGTATTGTTGTTTAAGGTTTCCAAGTGCTACTGATATTAGATTCTAAATCGCTCAGTTCTTTCCATGTACCAGATACATTAACCCAACCATTTTCTAGTTGTTTCCATGTACCTGATACATTAACTGAACCATCAAAACCTAAGCCACGGGCATACATAGGCATACCCATATTGATATGATCATAATTACTACCACCTCTTGCAATTATTGTGCAAAAAGGCATACCCATATGAACATGATCACCTCTTAATAAAGAAGGTTTAGTCGTCAGACTCATCTGTTATCTCCTCTGGGTCTTCTGGTAAAGGTGCTGTTGCTAGTTCACCAATGATTTGATCGTTTACTTCTCTGTTTAATGTAAAAGTAACCGCATTACCATCCTCTCTCATAACTGTGTACTGCCAGTTATTATCAAGTTGTTTCTCTTTTCTTAAAATTGTAAAGTTCATTATGGTGCCTGAGTAACGGTGATGTCATCAATATATCCATTATATTGTTGAGTTCCTCCCCAACCTTCAAAGTCTATTTCAGCAACATCACTATTTGTTGGAGTAAAGGTTAAGGTTACTTGTTCCCATGTATCAGCGTTAGCAGTACAACTAGCAGTTACATCTGAAGAAGCAATTAATGGTTGTTTGCCAGATATCAATCGTAATCTCAAATTTAAGTTTGTATTATCTCGTCTCAGCCAAGCTTTAACGGTGACTAACTTACCAGCAGTAACAGCAACCTTTAAAACAGTTAATGCAGGTGGAATATAATCAGGGCCATACTGCATGTGTGTATTAGCATTTGAGGTTGATTGATATGTTGGTGTCAACCTCCAAGCCAAGCCTGATGCTGTATGTCTAACTGATGATTCTGTTCTAAATAAACCTCTTCTGTTAATTTCTACTCTATGATCATTTGCTGAACCATTCCATTTATAAACTGCTAATGTACCGTAATGAGGCGTTTGAGATGTTGGTGTCAGTAAGTCATATCGTAAATTGGTAAGTGTTGGTGATAGATATGTTAGATGTGATCCATTTATAGACTGACCAGGAGCCTCACCACCTTTGATTTGAGGGCTATCTACTATTACTTTGGTTCCTTCATGAGCATGTAATGGATGTCTATCATGGAAACTTCTCCAATTTTTAACTAAAAATGTTGCTCCATTAAAACCATAAATACCAACACTCTGATTACCATAAGTAATTACATCATCTATAACTTGCATGTCTCCATTATGCGTACTGGTGGTCTGAAGACTCATCCCATAACTTTGAGTATAACCAGAATAAAGTTTATTTAAAATATTATCTTTACCATATAATCTATAAAATTGTGGATAATAAGCACCTGATCGGCCTCGTATCGTATGGATATTTGTCGCAGAACAAACAGAAGTATTATTCAAGTAAATGGCTCCGTTCCCACCATCAATAACGCCATATCTATCAACCTGTTTATGTGAATGCTGAAACTGAACAGCCGTAAAATCTCTATAAGGACTTTGAATCCATGTAATACAATTCTGGGTTGTCATATCTGTCTGATCCCAACCACCTAATATTTTTATTGGTGTACTACCAACCGAAATGTGATCTGTTCGAGAATCAACTCTATACCTTTGTGCTCCATCAGTACCAGTGCCAGTTGTATTTGTATCTATTCGATAAGGTTGTGTGATGTATGTTGTTACTGTTTCTGATGTACCTGCATATCCCCAGTCCAACTCGCCTAAATGTTCTCTATGGTTATTCCCTATTGCAAGACCATTACCAATAACAATGAAATCTTCGTAGACATGATGTACTGGATGCCAGTGAGGTTCAGCAGTATTGTTTTTAGAAAATATACTATTATTTGATATTGCATCAGCAGAACCTTTTGCTTTACAAGCGATGATGTGATCAAAGTGTATTTCTAATGCTCCATCATCAATTTCAACATAAAGAGCAATAGATTTGATTGCTGAGTTTAAATTAGTTCCTAAATCAACGGTGATTGCCCGCCATTGATTAGTGTAATTCATTGATCTAGGAATATTCACCGTATGAGCCGTTGTATCACCTGCTGTATCAGTACAAAGACGTAAAGATAAAGCGTTATTTACAGTTTGAGGATTGTTTTCATACTTCATCCAAAAGCTAATCTGCTGGAATCCTGAAAGGTCTAGTGTCCCAGTTGGAAAATACGCTGCTTTACCAGTACCAAAACCTCCAGCAATCACAAATTTTGTACTTTTTACATCTCCACACCACCTACTTGAAGTTTCATCAACGGTAACGTTGGAAGATTCAACCCAAGAACCATCAACTGCTTGACCTCTACCACATGCAATTGATTTAGTTAAGGCAGAAGGTATCTTTAAAACTTTATGATTAATCCTCCTTGAATAATCAGAACCACCGACATAATCCCCATTACCACTAGAGTTATTTAAGGAATATGTATTGTCGTCTATCTTCGTGATTTGCCAAGCACCATTAGCTGCTGTATTACCTTGGACGCCATAAATAAAGACAACATCACCTGTGACATTGCCATGTCCATTATCTGTAATAACAATAGGTGTTGCATTTGAAGCACCTTCTATTGCTCTATTGGCATTACTTGTCCCATCTTCCTGTCTATTGTTATATCCGCCAGATGTCCAAGTTGCATTACCGATACTGGTAATAGGTTGACCCATTACCCTTACTTCATCACCCGCACCTAGATTTGTTTGCTCATCTTGACTACAAATACCCACAAAGGTTTTCTTTCTGTTGGCGAAAGATGTTCCATCATTGGAATCATTTCCGCCTTCAAAGTCTACATAATATGTTGTCATAATCTACGCTACATAGGTGAACCAAAGATCCCCGTCACTTCCACCAGAAGGTGCTGACGTTGATGTTGTTATATTTTTAATACTATTAGCTGCGTTTGTTGTTGTTACAGTTGCTCCAGTCGAAGTCGTTTCTAGTTTCGCAGCAGCGTCATAGAAAAGTCTAACTTTTGAATTAGGTTCTACTTTTATAGCGTTATCTGAACCGTATTTTATAAAAAGATTACCAGTAGAGTTTTCTATGTATGAGTCCGTTCCATTATGGTAAAGGCTTAAATCACCACTTGCACCTAATTTAAACTTGCTTGTATCACTAGGTATTTCAATATCATTAGGATTACCACCAACCTTGAAAATAGTATTACCTGTACTACCTTGAGCTTCAATTATATTTCCATCCGACCAAGCAGATTCTTGAACAAGTAATCCTTTCCTTGTTGTAGGTGATCCATCACTACCTGCTGGAGTTTTAATATAAACACAAGAACCTGTGATAGCTGCTGCACCAATTCCAAGATGATCAAATATCTGAACCCCGTTTGCTTCCGTTTTTAATTTCTTTGAGTCGTCAAAATAGAGTTTTACGGCTCCGTTAAGGGTAGTAGTTAGAAATCCCTCATTACTTGTTTTTGATCTTAGTTGAACATTATCACCATGTAGATAAAGATACTTAGCTGCCTCATTTGCTTTAATGGTAAGATTACCCGTTTCATTCAAAATATAAGCATTGGTTGCACCATGGTATAGTTTTAAATCCTGCGAAGCTCCTAGCTGTAGTTGTCCTGAATCGTTATCTATTTGTATGTTTCCATCGCTTGTTATCTTTAATCGTTCAGTAAGAGATCCACTATTTTCAGTCGAAGTGTAGAATCCAATTGCACCTCCTTTAGAGCTAGGACTACCAGCTGTCTTTAAGACTATCTTGTTTACTTCAGTACCAGCATACTTACTTCTAATTGATAAGATATTTTGTCCACCATTACCAGTCCTAGCTGCGTCAGCTATGATATGAGCACCAGTATTAGTTGGATTATTAAGTGTAATCCCTTTGTCAGAACCACTAGGTAATGTAAATTCTTGTGTACCAGTAACCGTGATGTTCCCTGTTACGTCAACACCAGCAAGACAATCTAGATTTCCATGAATATCAACATGACCATCACTATTGACAGTAAGTCTCTCTGCATCATTCGTAGCATCATGGATTCTAAACCATCCATGATTAACTTTTAATTGATAATCAGGATTCCCATCACTATCTGTATATGTAATAGCTGGATGAGCATCCGTTAAAACTAAATCTTTTCCATTAATAACACCTGTAGCCGTGATATCCCCTGTTACATCAAGACCAGCACCAACGTCTAAATTTCCAAGTACGTCAACTGTTCCATCAGATGCAATCTGGAATCGGTCAGTATTATTAGTACTGTCTTTAATTTTAAAAAGACCTGAATTGATTAATACTGCAAAATCAGAGTCATTATCTGAATCAACAAAACGAACAGAGGGATTAGTATCTGAAATTGTAATGTCATTTGACGCTATAGTTCCAGTCGTAACTATATTTTGACTACCAAAGTCAGGTGAAATCTTTGTTCCTGCTATCGCTGCACTTGCGTCAACTTGTGCATTAACAATACCATCACTATTAAGTAGTGTTTTTATTTCAGCTGCTGTTTGATCATCTTTAGCACTAGCTTCAATTGCATCTAATTTCGAACCATCTGCTGATAAATCTCTACCATCAACTGTTTGAGATCCTGAGAATGTTATATTCCCAGTCATCTGACCACCACCTAAAGGTAGTTTAGTTGCAATACTATTAGTTAAAGTAGTAGAAAGATTAGCATCATCATTTAATGAAGCAGCTAATTCATTTAAAGTATCTAAACTACCAGGAGCACCATCAATTAAATTATCTACTGCTGTCTTAACAAAAGCTGTTGTAGCTACTTTCGTTGTATTATCTCCAGCAGATTGAGTTGGTGCTGTAACATTTCCAGTTATATCTGCTGTACCACCAATAGTAGCATTACCAGTAACTGTTAAGTTTTCAAAATTATATTTATTAGGGTTCTTTGGATCTTGAAATTCTTCTAAACCGTATAGAGAATGTTCATAGATATTATTTAAATCAGCAGATTTAATAGCAGAACCTGCTTGGAAAGTTACTCTTTTATCTCCAGATTCTACACCACTATCTCTAAATACTCTTACTATAACTCCACTTTTAGGAGCACCATTTGATTCTTGTAAACTAGCAGTTATACTTGTATTGTTGAATGTAATCTTTTTAGGAGTACCAGAAGTATCAACAGCGTATTTAGTTGTTGCCTGAATAATATCATTTAAGGCAACCTTAACATCTGAATCTTTAATTGTAGGGAAGGTGAAGTTAAATTCTGTAGTAGAGCTACCACTTCCCGTAGTATCTGTGTATGTTGCCATAATTAATATTTAATACATGCTAAAAGGGCTATGTTTCTTGGGCGTGTTTCTGTTCCTCCTGAGTTGCCTTGAGAATTACTTTGAGTTAGATATTTACCGCCACCACCGCCTGTTGTTGTGCTAACAAAATCCATATTGTCGTCAGAAACCCTAATGAAACTGTCACTAGCACCATCTCCATCACTTCCCCAATGTGCTCTACTGGTGTCATCACCATGGAAAATATGTTGGTGTTTTTTCCATTCATCAGTTTGGGAAGTTCTTATTCCTCGACCACTATCTGTACCTTTACCGTCATCAAAACCTCTTATGAATTCACCTCGTAGGTCAGGTAATGTAGCCCCTGTAATTGCAAATAATGCTGCAGTATTTACTGTACCAATAGCATCTCCATCAGAATCATTTCCACTTATAGCAGTAGTACTATCAGTGATAGTAGCACCATTAGCTTTTAAGTAACCCTTTGGAGGTGCAGATCCTGCAAACCATATAACGGTACCTACAGGATTACTATATGTAGTTTGTATTGAGGTTACTAGAGCACTAGCTAACTTAGCTAAGGTTATTTGGCTATCAGCTATATGTGCTGTATCAATACTTCCATCTACATAATGCTCAGAGTTAATTGAATCATCAGCTATCTTAGTTCCATTAACAGCATCTGCTGCAATCATTGCTTCAACTATCTGTACTTCTTCAACAGTACCAGTACTAGCTTTACCTAATACTCTATTAGCTGTACCTATATCTTGTAACTTAGCATAAGTAACATTATCATCTAATATCTTAGCAGTTGTTACTGCATCATTTTTTAAATTAAATTGTATAGTACTTAAAGTGTCTCCATCTCCAGTAACTGTAAAAGCACCTCTATCACCTGTAGGGAATACTGTAAAGTTACCAAAGTTATTAGGAAATTCACCTACAGAATACATGAATTGTTTAAATACTTTATTCAAGTCTGCTGCTTTAATAGCTGAACCAGCATTAAATGTAATTGCTGGTACATCTACTTTAGTTACTCTTTCTACTTTAACTGTATAAGTAGTTCCATTACTTAAGACACCAGCATTAAACTGTATCTTTGTGTCATTATTAACTGTCCAATGAGTACTAATATCTTTTATAGTGTAACTTCCTCCTCCTGATTTAATAGAAACTCTTAAGTCTGAATCTCTTAAATAAGGAAACCCAGTAGCTCCATCTCCATCAGTAGCAGTATTAGTAATAACTTTATCTAATATCTGTACTTGAGCATTATTGCCTGCTGTAATGTTTTTTACGAATGATGTTGCCATAATTATCTACTGGGTACGAATAAGTTACTTGTGTATCTTGTCTTAGTTTGACGTTTAAGATCTTTTTCTCGCTGCTCTGCCTTGAGTTCTTGAATATCTCTATCCATAACAATAGTACTCCAAGCTATAGCTCTAGCTTTATCAAAAGCTTTACCTATTATTATATTATGGTAATAATCTTTAGCTTCATAAGCACCTCTATCACCATTTCTTATATCTCTATGCATCTCTTCAACAGAAGCTATAATTCTAGGATCTTCAGCTAATTTATCAAGAGTACGTTCAAGGTTCTGCATACCTAAAGCTTTCTGGAACTTAGATCTAATAATTGGTGAATCAGTTAAATTAGTACCATCTGGACCATAATAAACAGACAAACGTAAATCATACCCACTATCAAATAATAATTTTCTACCAGGTGAAGGGTTAAGATTTATTTGTATAGGACTTACTGCATTCCACATTCTAGTGATAGGATCCCATTCTTTGATAGGTGTATTGGGTTTCATCATATCCCATTTAATAGGTAATGGTTCACTAGCTATATTTTCCGTTATTAAGTTCCTATTTCTTATAGCATTATCTATACCAGAACTTAATTCTCTAGTATAGGGTGTGAATAATTTACCAATTTCATTCCTTAAACCAGCTAAAGGTACTGTATTATTAGCTATATTAGCTATAATACGTTCTGCTTGTCCAGGTCTACCTCCTACTAAATCTACAAACTGTTGCATACCAGCAAGATATGACTTACCAGTAACACCTTGAGCTAATAAAAGAGATACTTTAAGTAGTTGATCTTCAGTCCATTCTTCTCCCATTAATTGACTAGCATCACCAATATCAGCTATCATGGAGAATATTTGGTTGAATGGTTCAATAGAATCATATCCAAAAGATATACCTCCTACTGTTATATTCCTTTGCTTATAACCACCATCTATCCATACCTGTCTATTTTGTCTATCAATAGGACCATTACCAGTTAGATCTCCTCTCATCCATGCCTGACTAGCCATAAATACAAGAGCAGAACCAATACCTAATCTACCTGTTTGTAAAGCCTTAGCATTAGCAAGTTCAGCAGCATTAGTAATACCATATTTAGCGACATTCTCTAGATTATTAGGATTAGCAAAAGCTATATCATTAAATTCTTTAACTAAGAAGTTAAATCCAGGTGTATGTTTAGCAGTTAATTGTAAACCATTTACTCCAGTTCTAGCAAATAGGAAGAAAGGTTTAGCCCATGGGTTAGCTTGGAATACTTGGTTAAGACCACCAGCAAATCCAGTTAGTTCTTGAGTAAGAGTAACTTCTTTACGAGCAAATTTAGTAGCTTCATCAATTATATCTCCATTAGCATCAAAGATCTCACGATAGAAATCGTCTTCGTATACTCTAACTAATTCTGGAGTTATCTCAGTATAGGCTGTTAGTTTACCTTTAGCTTGAGCGTCCATAGCAGACCTCATAGCCTTCTCTCTCATCTTAGCTCTACCTAATATATAAGCAAAAGCATCATCAGTAGCAGCCATTAACTTAGTAGAGTAAGTTAAGAAATTAACATTGTTCATGTTCCTAGCTAGATTAGCTAAGTTAAACCATACTCTATCTCCAATAGAAGCTCTTCCACTATCTTCAGCCCATCTCCTTAAGATTTCCCAGTTATCATCGCCTTTAGTATATTCAGCAAATCTAGTTTTAACAGTAGATATATCACCCTTCCAGTATGAATTTAACCTAGATTTGAATAAGTCAAATGATTCTGGTACGGATTGTATCATAGCATTTAATGAAGCTAATCCAGATCTAAGTGTAGCAGCATCTCCAGTAAAAGGATATCTAACAACACTACCTACAGCAGTAGACATAGGTCTGAGGAAGGTTGCTGTACTTGTACCCATAAT